CAGCTGAACGGTTGGAGATGCTTTCTTATTTACCGGCGCGGGTACGCGTGAGCCTCCCAATTTCCAGGCGCGCCGGGTTCCCGTCTGTACGGGAACGTTGCTGTGCACTACCGTGTGCTATTAGGCTGTTGTTTAAGGACTCCCAGACGATGGGGGTCCAGAGAACTTGAATGTGCAAGTTCTCCCACTATACTGCGCTACCATGCGCAATTCGGCTTTAGTGTCTGGTTAACTCGGTAGCAGTCTGAACACATTTCTGTGCACTGAGACATCTCCCATCATAAGATGCGAGTCCGAAGTCGTGTGATGTAGGTGGGCGGACAACGGGTTGCCGTCCCGCTGCTGTCGCGCACGTTCATTCCTCTGCTTGAATTTACCTATCACTATGGACTATGGGGTTTGAGTGACTACTCTGCAGCCTCCCCCGGCTGGAACATGGGAACTACCCTTTAGACCTGTTCTGGCCTCGCGGTGCCACGCACCGTCTAGTTGGGGTTTTCACCCCACGTGCCCGAGCTCGAGCTGTGGCTGGTCGCCGAAGCGGTGGAACTTGTTCCGCCACTCCGACGCCCTGGTATCGGCTTGTGACCTCTGACACGCTTCTTGGTGCCGCTCGGCTTCTTTGGCTTCTTGCCCTTGGGGTTTCCCTTTCCTTTGAAGTCGAAGAGGATCGCTTTGGACGTCGTTGTCTTGGGGGCTTGGTTGGGGTCAACGTTGTTGCCCCAGGCGTCTAGGCCTATGTCCTCGTCCTGATCCCAGTCGTCGTCCTCGTAGTCGTTCGCCCTGAGCTTGCCTGTCTTCTTGTCGAGCCTGCACGCCCTACAGCGGACGGGAGGTTTAAACCCACTCTTCTTGAAATGGGCCTGTTCTTCGGTACCGAACTCGAAGCGTCTCGAACAGTCCATGCATGTAAGAATGCCTGGCGTCTTCGGATTACCGTTCCACTCCGCGTTGGAGTCCGTGTCGCTGTCGTCGCCTCTGCGCCCTGAGAGCTTGAGGATGTTGCTGTTGGTAGGTTTACCCCAGCCTTGGCCGATGTTCTGCGCTGACACCCCCAACAGCTTGTCGTGGGGTGGTGTCTCTTGGACCACTGGCATCTTTTTCGCGATGTCCTTCATGGCTTCGTCCGGTGTACTGCACACGCTCGAATAGACCGTGGCCTGTGCGAGGGCACGCTCTGGCGTGAAGTCATCTTCGTCTGGATCCATGGGTGGCCATGTGGCGATGATTTGTGTCAGGCCAAAGTACCAAAGATTCACGGCTCTCTGCTCGATCACGTTGTTGATCTTGACGGACAGTTGGTCGATCGTGGGAATGTGAAGATCGACGCAGCCCACCAGCAAAAGGATGAGCAGTGTCTTCCTGAGTCTCGTACCCGTCAGCTTGTAGCCTTTCGACTCGATTGCTCGAGCCACAGCGTCGATGGGGTCTTTGGCGAATCCCCGTGCTCCCACGGGCACCTCGAAATCATACAACAGGTTACAGTCGCTGTTGTCTCCGCCGCCGAAGCACGGGCAATGTGCGTAACCACAGCTCTCTGGTGCTTCGACTTCCGTCGTGTCTTCCTCGACCTTTTCGTTAGCCTCGCTTTCGCTGGAGGTGTGGTCTGATGCCTCTGTCTCCTCGGCCGTTTCTGACTCTTCTGCGGCTGTTTCGGCGCTTGCGGCTTTCTTGGCGTCCTTTGTAATCTTGCCTGGGATCGTCACGTTCTTTAGAAAGTTGCACACCCACCCGCCTGTCTCTGTTTGTCGCACTGACGCTGGGAAATCGTGACGTGTCACCATCTCGGTCAAACCACTCGCGGGGTCGAGAACAAGTAGTGTTGCGCCCGTTCTCGAGGAGTGGATGCCTGTCATGATGTTGAAGTTGGGCATGTGCATCACGGCGTACATCAACTCTCTGATTACTGCCAGATCCGTCGGATTGTCGTCCAGGCGTTGTTGGAGCTTCATGGTGAGCTTTTCCATTTCTGGCCACACATACTTGTCATTGAGTGCGCCATAGACCTCATCTTCCATGCCCTGTGTTCTTTCGTTGATCCACTGTACCTCCCTGTCCGGGAACTTCCGAGCCCAATAGCTCACGTCGTTCTTGATTTTCTCGGTCTGGAGTGTCTCTGGTGTGAGTGTTGTGACCTTGTTCGTCCAACTCATCTTGTGCCAGGTGTCCTGGCTGAACTTGGACCTCGAGGGACTCCACATGAGCCTGCGGGTACTCTCCATGTAACCCTCGAAGGCTTCCTTGATGGTGCCGTCCGGGTCATCGACCGTCTCCCCTTCCTCGAGCTTGGGGTAGTTTCTGACTTGAGCCCACGTGATCAACTCGGATGTCACGAGATTGTGAATGCCCATGGCGCGTTCCTTGTGCAAGGCGTTGACCTTTGCCAATGACTCGTTGATGTCACACACCAACTTGAGGAAAATACCGATAAGGGGTGTGTGTAGATCCGTCAACCGCAAAGCGTAGTTCTTGGCTGCAAAGCGGTTCCACTTGACCAGTGGTGTGGCGTCTTCTGGGAGGATCGAGATGGTGATAGCCCCTCCCATTCTCTCGATAGTGCCACAGTTTCTTGGGTCACCGTCGCCGGCGTTCGGCCAGTTCCTGCTGATGAAACTGATTGTACCCGTGCCTCTGAACTTCTTCATGGTGAGTTCTTGAGCGAATCCGAAGGCGCAATGCCGCACCCCCGCCTCGAAATCGTCGAGCGTGATGTTGTCAGGCTTGACGCAGACCCAATCGTCTCCTCCGATCAGTGAGTTGTGCTTCACCCAGTCGATGGCTTCTTCGATCGTGCACCCCGTGGTGTATGCCACGGAAGTGACCAAGATGAAGAACACCAGGAAGGTGTTCATACCGCTGGTGTCGTGCTTACCTGACTTGGTTGCTGAGCCTTGGGTGAATACCATCTCGTCGTACGCTCTTGTCCAAGCACCATAGAGGCCGACGGTGAACATCGACGTGATGTTGTCGTGGTGTTCTGCTGCGTAGCACGCAAGAAAGATCGCCAGCTCGAAGCCGGCCATCGCCTCGTTTGCGTGACCATCGAAACCACTGAAGTCTCCCTCGACGGCCTCTCTTCCGCCCTTAAACAGCGCGGCCATTTTGAGCGATATCTCCCTTGGATTCTTGGAGAACGCGTAGCACTCTTCAACCACGCCCGTCTTGCCCTTTCCTTTGCTCTCCCTACCGAAAAGTTGTTCGGATATCGGAAGATAGTACTTGCCCATCTCGCCATAAGCTTGGGGACCCATGACTGAAATGTGGCGCGGCTTGCTTGGGTGGTTGACTCCGTTCTTGCTCGTGATCGCCTGTCCCTCGTTCTTGAGGAACGCGTTGATGGCTGGCGCATTGTCTTCGCTGGTCAAAGGCGGTGTGTCGAACGCTTTCTCGTAGCTGGACACCTGTTGCGCACTTGACGCCTCAGCGATCAATCGTTCCTCGCTTCTCGGTGTGAGTTTCTCTTGCGGTGTGCAATGCTTCACTATCCCGAGGGCGGCTGCTCCAATGGTGATCTTGAGTTTCTTGTCCCTGTCGAGGACTTCCTCGAGGTGCGGCTTACGCCATTGGGGCTTGGACATCCTTTCCTGTATGGCGGCGTGCATGTTGTTGAGCGGACTCATTCCGTCCACAGCACCCTTCTCGTTACCGAAGCCTGGGATAGCCTTCCAGCCCATCAGCGGCTCGGCGATTTGGGTCATCAAGCGGTGCTTTGAGAGACCAACGTCCGAACACATCAAGGACCAGGTGATGAGCTCACCCACCTTTGTGACGATTTCTGTGTCGTGTCTCGTGACTGTCGGACATAACTTGTAGTAGTCCAAGAGCACGTTCACGTCCGCATGTGGCGTCCCGATGATCTTGTTGATCGTCCAGGCGTTGAGAACTTTGGTCCCATTTCCTTCGCACCACGCTTTGATTGAATCGTGTTGGTATCGCGTGATCCCGGCGAAGCTCTTTCCTCCGGCTTTGATCCACACGCTGTCCTCGTCACCGACCACTGTATAACCGGGACACTCGTCCTCCGGATTGTGGCAGCAGCTGAAGTCGTGGTTGTCGAGTGGGTCCATCGTCTCCTTGTTGCGACGCTGTATGCACCAGGTCCGCGGGTCTGCCACGTAACCCCACCACACGCGGTTGAGGTGGACGATACGCAGGTGTGGCGAATTCGTCTTGTACATTCGTGTCCTGTACACGACCTCGAAATTGCCCCAGGCAATGCGCTGTGTAGCTCCCGTGTACCTCCAGATTTTGCTCTGCGTCACGACGTTGGTGCCTGGGTCGAAGTTGTACTTATCGCGATCGATCCAGTAGTTCACCTCGGTCTCGTCGTGACGGAACTTTCCTTCCGGCACCCGCGGGTTGATGGTGAGGAGGAGCATCTCTTCACTCTCGGTCATGACCAGATGGCGGTCCCAGTTCGGGTTGCCAATGTCGCTGTAGACGGCTACCTGAAGTGCGTTCTCAACCCGGGAGTAGTGTCTTGACTGTGAGAAGTCGACATCTTCCGGTGTCACGTCGTGGAACGACATGGAACGAACTTGGAAGTTCTTCCGGTTCTGGCTCGCGAAGTGGCTCGCTCTGTCCAGGAACACGTCGACTGTGTCGTTTGGATCGTAGCTGTCGTCGGGGGGCATCGCGAAACCCATTGTCTCAACTGGCAAGGCATAGTCCACTTCCTCCATGGTCAGGCGTGTTTCGTCCCAGTAAGACCACATGTGCTGTGTCAAGCTGGTGACGGGGCTGAAGCCCATCTTGCCTACGATGTACGTGAAGAAAGCCGCGCCGAGCACGGTCTTGTAGTTGTTTAAAACGCCGCCTACGGCGCTTTCCGCGACGCTGGATACACCTGCACTTGTCGGTGCACCGAAAACACTGTCGTCCGACAGGTCTAGGTCGCAGCGACACACCCTACCCACCGACATGAGTCGGCTTATGAATGTGGTTTCTCGTACACACAGGGCCACGTTCTGCCAATTGCGTGCCGGGGTCCCAAAGACATCGAAGACGGTGTCTACCGTTTCGATCGCGGTCGGCTGTGGCCAGAATGGTGGTGTGATGCTCACAATGTAGTCCGCCATCGCCCATAAGTTCATGACAATCGGTCTCGTGTAGGCGCCCACCACAAACACGCAACACCACGCTCTGGCATCGGTGTGCCAAACGTAGTCCTCTGCGGGTTTATCGTCTCCAGGCATGTCCGCCCTTAGCGGTACATGGTCTTCCTGTGCCAGGTAGTCCGCGAACTGTGCGCGGGCCGCATCCGGTCCAAAGGCGATCTCCACTTCGTGCATGCCTGGTGGTGGTGGGTTGGCGAGGTGAGCTCGCTGCCAGTTTGACATTGGTGGCAGGTGGACCACCGTTTCCTGGTTGGTCGTCGAGGTGCGCATTTCGGATGATTCCGTTGCTGCGAGCAGCTCTTGGAGAAAGTCCACGGAATCCGCGCTCGAATCGTCGTCGCTGGCATACGACCACGTCCTGAACACGTCGTATTCAGGGTCGAATACCCCTTCCTCTCCGGATGAACAGACGATGTCTTCATCTGTGCTTTCGCCCCAGGCGTCCAGGCCCGTGTCTCGGTCCTGTGTGTCTCCTGCCTCGTCTGTGTTGGTGTCACCTCCCGGTCCGTCTTGGTCTGCGTCAAACCAATGGTCCCATCCTTCTGGTTCCCACGCGGCGTTTGCCATCGCCGCTGCTGCTGCCATGTCGTCCTGCCCTCCGTGCATGACCATGCTGTAGGACAGGAGGAGCATCAGGGGCGAACAGGGCGCGTCCCAGCAGTCGCAAAACGGCCACTGGAGGCGCCAGTTGAGCGGCGCTGGTGGTGCGTGTTTGTTGAGGCCCATTAGCTCACGGATGATATTGATCCCCGGACGCATGTCGAAAGGATAGTACAATGGTAGCGTGACGTAGGGCCTGGTGTTCCACCAGTCTTTCAGCGCGTAACACGTCCTGGCTCCGGGGTAACCGTGTGTGCCCTGTCCGTCCGGTCGGTCCATCTCGTGGCCGAAGAGCTTACGGACGTGGTCGGAGATTTGGTCGCGGACGATGCGACCTTGGTCTGCCATGGGATTGAGTGTGCTGAGGGCCTGCAGCAGCGACCTCTGGACGAAGTAGTAATGCAGCACCATGCCTGGTGGGCAGTGTGCTGTCATCAACTCAAGTCCGCGTCCCAGGGCCTGCCCGGGTAAAGTCTTGGCTGCTGTGCTGGCCTGGTTGGTGGCCTTGTCAACTCCTTTTCTCGCGTCGGCGATGAGGGTGTTGTCGGCGAACAATCTCTTGGCCCATGTTATTGGGCACCTGCTGGTCCCTTCTCCGATGTAGTCGATAAATATCGGTCTCACCCTGTTGTCTGTTCCAGTGAAGTAGCCGTGTGTCATGTGCTCCAAGGCGTGCTTCATCTGTTGGGTGTTCATCTTTTCACGTGCCCCCTGCACGTAAGGGTGTAATGCGCTGCCGCACTTCACACCTATCTTCTCGCCGTACTTTCTGGCGGTGTCCCCCGCGGGACCTGGTTTAGCTTCGAACGCACACTGCAAAAACTGTCGCAGTGTTGTGTTCCTAGAGTCGTCGTTCTCATGGGCTGTCAGAGCGCACTTGCTCTCCCAATTGTCGTATTCGAACGTCACTGGTGTGACGACCCTCTCTGAATGCGGCCCGGCTGGCGCCGTGCTGCTTTGTGGCCCGCTCTTGCGGTATGCGTCCACCACCTGTTCGAGGTAAGTTTTCGCAGACCCTACCTGTTCGAGGTAGTGACCTGTGTGTCCAGCCGCCTGTCTGGCGGCCTCGACTGCTTGCGTGGCGAGTCGGTACGTTGTGCTTGCTAATAAGTCTGTGGTGTTGCTCACTTTTGGGTGAGATCCTGTTTCCCTTCACGAGGGGTTCTCGGGCTCAGAATCGGATCATGTTGCCTGGGGGGGGGGGGGGGGGGGAAAAACGATTTTGGCCACAAAGTAGAGAATGTGTTATTTTTGCTGTGC